CATCGGTCAGAGTCTCAAGGCCAGAGCGCACGCGGATTGTCTTGGCCTTCGCGTCTTCAATCGGATTGACGGAGCCGAACCGGGCATTGCTCCACTTCACGGGATAGGCTCGGTTCGGGAGCCTGCCGACCAGGATCGCGGCCTCAATCCACCAATCCCAGATGCGCTGGCAGAGCAGTGGGATGATGACTTCGGCGCGCATCGTGCGCACAAGGCGATCGAACTCCAGCCGCCCCGCCTTGTAACTGGTGAAGTTCACCTGACTGAGGTCGCCCGTCAGAAGCTCATACGTGAGTTGCATCCCGGCCGCGATACGATGGGATTCGCTCTGCATGTACTCTGCGAACCCGAGTGTCATGCCCGGCGTGTTAAACTTGATGTCCTTCCCCGGCCGCACGTGCGCAATCATGCCCGGCTCGATGTGGTCTATCAGCCGGTTATCGGCGTCGTAGAGGCACATCCCGAGGCCGTCCGCGTCTTCCCCATCGGCCGGGTCGGATTCGTCGCCGCCGGTGACAACGGCCATCAGGCTGGACTCGCCTTTCTTGCGCTCGCGTTCGGCGTCGCAGTAGTCATCAAGATCCCGCAGGGGTCGGATTACGGGGGACATGAACGGGACGCCGCGGCATTGGCCGGGGCGTGCTCCGATGGAATCGAACAGGTGAGCAATGGACGAAGCAGGGACCGCGACCGTGTCGGAATACGATGACGCGATGCCCGCCAATGACGTGTCCGTGTACATCTCGCCGGGGTGGTAGCGGTAGCAATGGTAGGCCGTCCGCCGCCCGATGGGGTCGAACTCGATTCCTTGGATGACCCGCCCGCCGGATTGCGTGGGTTGCGTCAAGTCCGATGGGACCATGTCGGCTTCGAGTATCTGAAGTTGCATCGGGACAAGTAGGCCGTCCGAGGCGAACCGCAGACGCCGCCGAACGAACACGTCTCCGGATTCGGCGAAGGCGTCGATGGACCGATAGACAAGCCCTCCGTACCACAACCCGCCTTCCGCGTCCATCTCTTTGGACGAGGCGAGGAACAGGGCGTCCACTTGGGCGTCCAGGGCCTCGTCCCCGGTGTTCGATCGGGGATAGATGCCGTCGCTGTAGAGGTTGCCGACATAGGCCCTCTTGCCTTTCGCTGCCATGGGATTGTTGCGGCACAGGTCACGGCTCCGGTCTCGAAGGTCCATGATGCCCATGCCCACCTCGGAGTTGCCCGAGGCTGAATTCGTAATCCATCCGTCAGTCCGTCGCCCACGGGCAGCGCCAGTGTAAGCTGCCTTCGGAGTCCCGCGACGCTTCGCCTTCCGAATCTCAAGGCCAAAAATCTTCATCGGTCACCTCGGGAGAATGAGGAGTAACCGACATTGACACGCTTCGTGCCAGCGAGTTGCGCCTGAAGACCCGCGAGGATTTCCTGCATTTCGTCCAGGGACCGAAACGTCGTCTCTTTGTCGTTGTGTTTGATTCGGAGAGCGCCCGAAGCGATAGCTTCCTGCAACGCCAGAACCTGTTGAGCGATGGTCATCTCATCCCCCTGCGCGGGTTGCTCCAGAAGTCAGGCCGATGCTTGGGCTTCGGCTTGGTCCCTTCGGGCTGAGGATACGCCGGACCTGGGGAGTGGTCAATAGATGGCAAGGTTTGGTCGTGACGCGGCGTTCGTCGCTCGGGGGCAGGAAGCGCTCCCGCAACCAACGGGCGATCTAGTCTGCGACCGAAACTGAACCACGCGTGCAAGGCGCAATAGCTGTAGACCCTCGCGTCAAGTGCTTCGTTCCTCGCCCCGTCAGGCTTCACCCATGCCCGCAGTTCGCGGCCCTTGTGATAGGTCACCTGGAGGTGTTCGATTGTTAGTTGTGTGAAGTAGTCCGCGTCCCGCGTGATCGGGAAGTGGCAGTATCCCGGACCTGGAATCATCACGCGGAGACGGGCGAAGATGTCTTCCTTGGCCGCGTCGACACCCACCATGTAGAGATCGATCTTGCCCTTGTTATTCTTCGTGGGGCGTTTCGGCCAGATCGGGCGCCTCATGCCACCCGCCGCCATCGACCCACCCTTGACCCCGAAGACCCGCTCACGCGCGTGAGATCGAACGTAGGTGTAAGCTGAGCCGGTTACATGGCCTCCCGTGTCCACACAGCAGATCGCGGCCTTCATCGGCCCCGCCGTCGGGTGCGTGTACGTCCGTTTGCGGAGTTCATCGAGGTCCAGCCACGGGCCGCCAGCACCCAGGAATGTCGGGTCTCCGGGGATGACGGTATAGTCGATGCTCCAGGATTCGTATCCGGGCGCCCAGGCCACGGTCTCCACTTCGAGTCGGTCGTCCTGGACGTCGACACCCATCGTTATCACCCGGACCTCGGGATCCAACTCGTCCATGAACTCCTCCCGTCGGTCGAGTAGGGAACCGGGCTCAACTCCCTGGCCCGCCCGGTCGTCCCAGGTTTCGGCCAGGCGAGTATTGATGAACGTCTTGAGGCTTGTCGGATGCCCCTGTGCCTGCGTCCATTCCTCGGCCATGTCGCCCCAGGACACCCACCCATGCGGCGAGTAGAGCCCGTTCAAATGGTAGCCGCGAGTCCGCCCGTCCCCCTCGGCCGATGCGCGCCACTCCCCGCCCGCAAGCATCCCATCCTTCTGCCAGTTCTCGATGCGTTCCTTGCAGGCAGAACATTCGTACCAGGCGGCACGGGGCTTGCCTTTCTCCCACTTCACGCCAGCCCATTCAAGGGTCTGCATCGTGTGGCAATGCGGACACGGGACAAAATATCGGCGCTGGTCAGAGTCGAAGTAGGCGCGCTCGATGCGGGACTGGCCCTTGATGCCACAGGTCGAGGTCAGCAGAGCTTTCGCGCGACAGCCGAATGTTGATTGCCGCTTGGCCGCCAGGTCGACGGGGTCGCCCTCGCAGCCCACGTCCCCCGGATAGACGTCGATTTCATCAAGGAACAGAAACCGCACAGGCTTGGAACGCAGGCCCACGGGGGAGTTCGCGCCGGTCACATAGATGACGCCGCCCGGATACGCCTTCGACATGATCGTGTTGCCCGAGTCCTTCTCCCGAGCCATCCCGACTTTGCGGGCGGTCGACGGGCACGCGGCGATCATATGGGCAAGGCGATCCTTCGACCATTGCTGGGCCAACTCGGTTGTCGGCTGGACAGCCAGGAATGGGCCAGGCGCGCAATCGACCTGATAGCCTATCCAGGCCAGGCCTACGGATGTTTTGCCAAGCTGCGCCCCGAACCACATCACGACTCGCTGACATGGGTCGTTGACGGATAGCGCGTCCATCGGCTCTCGCAGATAAGGCGCCCTCAATGTGCGCCACTGGCCCGGCTCGGCAGACGATACCGAGTCGAGGACGTAGTGCAGATCCGCCCACTCCGACACCGTAAGAATGGGGTCGGGACGTATGCCCCCAGAGAATGCGGCGTCCAGCCGGTTATTCGGTGGGCTTGGCGATGGTGGCGAAATCATCCGCAAGGGCCTCCAGGACAAGATCAATCTCATGTCGGAATAGGTTCTGTTGTGCTACCGGGTCCGCAGCCAGAGCATTCAACTGCGGCAGCATCCGCTCGATATCGTGGAACCGATCGCGCGCCTGGCGGGCATATGCGAACACGGACGCTTCCACCTCGGCGGTACGGATGGACGCACCCCGTCGTTCGTCCAGGTCGATCTGCGTGATAAGCGCCTTCAGCTTCTCGTGCTTGGCGCGGATCTTCGTTAGGTCCGCAGACGAGGTTGATTCCGGTTCCGTGAGCCGGAGTTGATCGACGGGAATCTTGCCATCCTTGTCCTTAGTGGTCGTTCCGCGCTCGATGCGCCGCTGAATGTTGCGACGACCTTTGCCTTCGAGGCGGGCAGCTTCGGAGACAGTTACGGACTTGGTCTTCGGGATCTTCATACTACCCCCAATCGCACGCTCGGCCACAAAATAAATAGCAACGATAACAATAGGTTAGGGACGGCAGATGAGACGCGACTTTTTAACCATGACGATATCTGGATTCTATTATCATTACACATAGTTGCATTATCGCGAATCATCGATTTAAGCCTAGCTGAAAATCCGAAGGTGTAAACACTTAACCCGCATTCGTGGAATGGCGTACACGTCAAATTTAGAGGTCGGATTTTGGAAAGGAATCGCGCCAAGTGCTCGGATTCCTTGACGATTTTACTTGACTCGCCGCACCTTAGATGAGAAAATAAAGCTGGAGGTGCAAGATGAAAGTGATTTATGAACCCAAAGGAGCTGCGCTTGAATACGCGCCGCTCGCGGCAAATCTGTACACCGGGTGTCTGCACAAGTGCTCTTACTGCTACGTGCCCGCCGCTACCTTCAAGAAGGCCGATGTGTTCCACGCATCGGCGAACCCGCGCGAGGGTGTGATCGCGGCACTCGCAAAAGACGCGTGGGAGCTGAACACTGCGCGCGACAAACGACGGATCCTGCTGTGTTTTGCTTGCGACCCCTACCCGGCTGGCGACTCGCGAACAACACGATCGGCAATAAGCGCGTTGAAAGCCGAAAAACGGCCGGTGTCGGTCCTGTCGAAAGCTGGTATGCGAATGACGCGAGACTACGACCTGCTGGCACAGATGGATTCTGAGGTCGGTATATCGCTGGTCTGGATGGACGACTTGAAGCGGCAAATCTTGGAGCCTGGTGCCGCGCCGGTCGGCGAGCGGCTGGAGGCGCTGAGACTTGCGAAGGTTGCTGGACTGAAAACGTGGGCGAGCGTTGAGCCGGTGGTAGAGCCCACGGAAGGCCTGAAGGCAATCGAAGCACTCTTGCCGCTGGCCGACATGATCAAAATTGGCCGGTGGAACCATGACGCTAGAGCCAACGGCGTGGACTGGCAGGCATTCGTTGACCAGGCCAAGCGAATTATCGGAGAGCACCCGGTCTACTGGAAGGATGGTTTGAAACACCTTGTTTAACCTTCCTGCCTTACTGGCACTCCACCTGTATATTTGGCCCACCTTGAGCAGATGAAGTCACACCACTTGGGCTCCTTTTCGATGCCGACTACTGAGCGCCCGTACTTTTCGGCCGCGATGATGCTGGCGCCGGACCCGCAGAATGGGTCGAAGATGGCGTCACCCTTCTTGGTACTCGCGATCAACGAGGCAAGGCACTGAACCGTTTTCGCCTGGACATGATTTTCTTTCGAGTGGGGTTTCAAGAATCCTTCCTGATGAGCGAATGGCCGTCTGTCTTCATCGCCCATCCGATAACCTTCTGCCTGGAGAATCGGAGCATCCAGAGAGTACCCCCCGCCGCGGCGAAGCATTCCTACTGACTCCGTTGTCAAAATCGGGAAATTGAGCTGGCGGTGGCCTCTGACAACACCGCTGAAGTAGTACCAAAAGATCCCCCATCCGCTCGTGAGTAGCGACGGCAGAAAACAAAGCAAATTGTGGCTCATCCCCCACACCTGAATCACCTTCACAGAATCGGGCACCGCGATCCCCGAGTAGTCGAACTCGAACGGCGGATCAATCAATTCGCCAAACGGCTGGGCGCCATCCAGGACACGATCGACAACGGCCTTGTTGAACGAGTCTCCGCAGATGAGGCGGTGCTTGCCGAGCAACCAGATATCGCCGGGCTGGGTTATAGCGGGGCCGTCTGATAATTCTTGGTCCTCCTCTTCGTCGTCGCGCTCATCGTTATTGGCCGCATCTCTTAATAGTCGATCAACCTCTGACGACTCAAACCCCGTCATCGTCAGGTCGTAGTCCTCGCCGTCTAGAGCCGCGAGTTCGTCCCGCAACACGTCGTCATCCCATCCAGCGTTCAAAGCGAGCTGGTTGTCGGCCAGGATGTAAGCCCGAAGCTGCAAGGGCGTCAGGTGCTCAAGAGCGATCGTTGGGACCTCCGCGATCCTGAGCGTCTTCGCTGCCTCGATGCGCGCGTGGCCAGCGATGATCGTTCCGTCTTTGTCCACGAGCACCGGATTCGTCCATCCGAACTCTGTGATGCTTGCGGCTACCTGTGCGATCTGGTCTTTGCTGTGCGTGCGCGCGTTCTTGGCGTAGGGGTGCAGGTCGGAGACAGGCCGCATTTCGATGGTTGGCTTCGGGATCTCCATTCCGGCGGGCTTCGGTTTGGTTGTGGATTTCGGTCTCATCGGTCCTCCATGCGGCCTGCGGCCCCTAAAAAAATCCTGTACCTAGGCAAAAGCCATGCTCGCGAGGGACCT